CAGGAGATGAGGACGCTCTTTCCGCCGATTGTTCCGGCCCACATACCATTGACATCTTTTGTGTTTGCGTAGTCAATGAAGGTTTTGTGGCCTAACCTTTTTTGTGGCTTGTAGTTCTGCGTGATTCGCCAGTTAACCTGCGAAGTTGCCTGACCGATTTCGATTTCAGTTTCCCCAACTGCTTGATTTATTCCAAGAAAACGAGATATCTCGATAGGATCAGGAGGTCTGCTTGGTGTATATGACATTTTATACCTCCTCGACTAATGGTGCATATACGTCTAAGATTTCAGTTTCAGACGCTTTATTCACGCACTTTCGTTTGAGTTGCTCATATTTGTCTTCAAAGAAAACGACTAATTCCTTATTCTCAAAAGGTGCGAGGCGTGCCGTTACGTAGTAGACAATGGCTTGATCTGCTTTATAGTTCACTTCGGTTAAATCTGTAATGGCTGTGAGCGTGTCGGGCTCCGTTTTGGTTAAGTCTAGTCTCGATTGTTCATATAACTCTTTGTGTGCCATATCACATAGGAGGATTGATTTACCTTGCATATCAATAACTTCAGCATCAGGGATAATAACCCCATCGTCTGAGTATTCATCGAGGAGTGTTCGGGCTTTTAGAAATAGGTTTTGGACCGTTTCGGGCAATATTATCACCTCTTTCTAGTGAACGTCGGGTTTTGTATCTTTAGCGAAGGTTTTATGGAGTATTTATACTCGTAATGTTATTGGTCATCAGCTGCGAACTACTACACTTCAATCAATCCGAATCTTTTCCACGTTCCTGGAGTTCCTGTCACAGTACATATTGCGTTAGTATATCCATCTAAATCTGGCTCTGTAAATTTTATCACGTCACCCTTTCGATTAAAGCCATGTGTCGGGACTGAATTGATAATCTGAAGCAAGCTCCCCGTAAACGCTGAGCCACCATAATTACTATTTAAGTGCAATATTACGTCATTACCTTGTGTATATAGCAACTCTTTATTCGGATTACAACTAATCAAATAATTTGAGCTGTTTATTTTTGCTACGCCATCTGTATAAGAAGGAGTAAAAAATAGATTGAATAGATTACCACCAAAACTGCTATCAACCGAGGTTAGGATAGTTATTGCATCACCGTTAAATACTCTCAATCCATCGGCCTCTTCAACTGATACATTAATATCGAATGATGAGTTATACACTCCACTGCTAATATAAATTAAACCAGCATTAGAACTAGTTGCGAATGTACACATATAACAATCTGATAAAGTTAAACCAGACACACTACCGTTCTTTATAATAATAAATGGCACTGTTGCTCGTTTTGACTCAAATTTGCACTGGTTTAGTTTAATGCCATTACTGCCACCAACGAAGTTTAATGCACCACCTGAAAAGGATTCAAATCTGCATTTAGTGAATAATATCTGGTTGGTTGTTTCTAGCGTATATCCAACAGTTTCGTAACCTTCCTGATCATATGACACAATTTGCGAATTAAAGTTTATTGTAGGCGTGTAGTCGTCAATTGTATCATTTGGTATTTCTACGTTAGCCTTCCACAATCTTCCGGACAGGTCGAATTCACAGTTCGCTATTCGGGAATCAAAAGTTTCATTGAAATCCATAAAGGACCCGCTACCTGCTATCCAGCAATTCTCCATCAAAAATGCTGTAACACATTCACATACTATTGCTGATTTGCTTTCTAAACTATAGGGTTGTTGCCGAGTAATTTTCAAATCCCTAAAGTGTACGTGTTTTAAATGTACATCCCCTTCGTAGATGCTTTTACCTATTATCTTAAACAACGACCCTATAGTGTAATCTTCGAAAATAGTCGCAACACCATCACCAGTAAAAGTAATATTACTGTTTTTTATTAATACACCGCCATTAAAATAGTATTTTCCGCTAGGGAAATAAATAACTCCTCCGTTTGCACCAATCATATTTATAATTTCTTGTAACTTTTGACTGTTAGTAACACTAGTCCCGCTTGTTGCTTTGTTATCTAGCCCATACTCAACCGCGTTTATCCAAGAAAGTTTATACTTCGCTGTTTCCACCTTATGTGCATCAAAATCGGTCTTTGGAACTCCTAAATTAATTATACTTGGAGTATCATTGTTAAATCCCATCCGTCACACCCCCCTATACAAACCGATTCAGGATATATGTTGTTGATCCTGAAACCGTTACCTCTGTACTTGGCGCACCACCAATGGCATCTTTCCACACTCTGGATGGAGGTACTACAATATCAATACCGTTTACGTTAAATGTGCCTGTGTTTACAGCATCGGAATTATAAATCTCTATACAATCTACTACGGATGAGAATGTCACAACTCCACCGATCGCATCTGCTTCTGTCTTAGAACTTTCTGCTAAGGTTTGGTTCGCTAAACTCCCAATAACCGAAACTTGCATATAAATCATCTCCTAAATAAAAAATAGGCAGGAGATGATAAGTCCCCTGCCTTCATGATGAGAAGTCAGATTAAAGAATCTTATGGGCGAATAATGCGTCCTTCTTAGCCTCTAAGACAAAGCAATCATAAATTTCCCGACCCTCTACGAGCCAACCTGAGATACCAGGAGGGTTGTTATGTGTTTTGTAATCCTCTAGCTTTTTAGGAGCAACAGAACACGAGGGGTGCATGAGAATAAAGGCGTGATTAGCCGGGAAGTAAGACGATGGAGCCTTAATGATCCGTACACCGTCAACTTCTCCAACTTGACCATTGATGAGCATTTTTTGAGCCATATCAGAGGCCTTAATAAAGGTGTTGTCTTGCTTCAAGAAGTTGAAATATTTTGGGGTAGCAAAACAAATACGCCCGGTTACAGGAACTTTAGCTTCGTCCAATGCTTCCTGAGCGTCAAGGAGTTTAATGTAGGCGTTTGCAGCAGTAATGGCGGCAGTTGCAGTTTTAAGGTTTGCGATGGCTGCGGCAGACCATACGCCCATTCGATAGATATCAATCTCCGGCGTTACTACCTCTTTGATTTGTCGAGCCAAGGACTTGCCTGCCTCTTTGACCATCATTTGCTCTGTGTAGTTACCACGGTCAATAGTGTATGTGAATGAACGATCTTTCGTTAATGTGTAATCCTTCTTAGTGTCTCCGAGTTCGGCAGGCACACCATAACGATCTGCACCTGTTCTTACATAGTTATTCATGGCTGCAGTGTCGATGCTATAGGCTGTTACGGTTGCTACACCAGACCAGTCATACTCTTTGTTGAGTCCAATGTTTTCAGTGAGGGACAGTAAGCTAAATCTCTCGTCTACCTTTGTTGAATATTTCGAAGCTAAATTAATTGCCATTGAATATCACTCCTTAATTAAATTGAGTCGAACCCATCTAAGAAATCATCATGCTTTGTGTTGTCCGATCCATTCACAGACACACTTCCAACAGGTGCTTTCTTTGCGTTCTCTGCGTTTTGTTTGAATATCTTTAACTCGTTCACCAGGTCTTGGTTTTGCTGCATGTTATAGGCTACGATTAAATCCATGCCATTGTTGACTTTGGCCCACGTTTCGGGCTTTATTGCATCCGCTTTTACTTCTGGAAAATTACTAGCGAAATCAGCATACATTTTGTTTTCGCGTTGTTGTTGTGCTGTGGTTGTTTCCTTTTCAACTAAAGCCCTTTCTTTTTGGGCTAACTCATGCTCCTTTTGAATCTGTGCAGGAGTTAAGCCCTGCGCCTCTGCTGTTCGTTCGTAATGCGTTTGATAGAGTGCATCTAAAAGCTCATCATCGGTTTGGTATCCGAGTAGCTTAGAGATTTCTTCCACCTTGCTATACTTGGCTAGAGCAGGGTTGTTTTGAATTGCCTCAAACTTCTCTTGTAGCTTGTCATAGTTGAGCCCCTTCTGTGCCAGTGGTACGACATCATCAAGGGAGTATTCCTTTTCTTCGTGGTTGTACTTTAGCTTTACTTTAGGGCTTTCCACTTCCTCGGTTGGTTTGGTTTCCTCTACCGATTCTGTGGGTTCTGTCTCTGTGGTTTCGGTCCCGACTTCTTCAATTGCATCATTCTCTAGGGTTATTTCCTCGAAGTCTGTTCCTCCACCAATTTCTGCTTCTGCGTCCCTGTATGGTTGCAAGGACAATTTCCTGAATAACATAGAATCTCTCCTTCGCCCTATGGTTGGGGCTTAATTTATATAAAAAATAAGCCTTTCGGCTTGCGTGTTGAGCTTATTTAATATGCGTTCCCTCTACCCCTCGGTTTTCCCTACCGATTGTTCTTTTTCTCAGCCACAACAAGGCTTCCTCGAGCTTAGTAATAGCAATAGCATTATCCCTGCAAGCGAATTCGGTTTTCTGAAAATGTTCAAGTCTGGTAATGACCATTGCTATTAAATCCTCGTTGCATACTCCATTTACGCCACACTCCATGGTCGGACCTTCTTGGAAATGAATAACACTCAGCGATTCCCTATCTTCATCACCTTCTCTGTCATGGCTTTCGCATACGATAAAATAATGCGGTGCATTATATTTCATCTCTTCGGGGTTTTCGTGCCATACCTCCGTATATTTATTGGTTAATAGATCGTGTTTAAGTTTTTCCATTAAACTAAATCATCCTTTCTTGTTGTTGCATGGAGTTTTTAATATCATCTTGCATGAGCTTCATAATAGTTGCTTCCTGCTCCTCTGGTGGTAGTTGCATGATCTTCTGTTGCACCTCTTCGGGCTGTGATTCAAGCCAACTCGCCATTTGTTCATATTGCGCTTCCTTGTCTTGCCTTTGCACTTGCGCTTCCTGCTGTTGCTGTTCAATCTGCTTTTGTAGATTATCCTTAACTCTCTCTATAAGATCATCGTTGCTGTAATCTTTCGGTAGAGTTTCGAGGAAGTCTATCATGGTGAATAGAGGATCATTCCGACTCAATAGATTGTTGAGCATTTCAACCTGCTGCACTTCAGAGTAGAAAGTTGAGGGTCCTACATCACACTTAACATTCAACCATAGATTCTTCAACTGAGAGAAGTCAAACATCTCTCTGTGCCTAATCCCTTTATCATTGACGATAATTGGTCTTAGTCCGTAGTTCGTACCCATCATATCTACTAAGATTCTACCTATATCTTCAATCCACTCATAGAGGTTAGAGCGTGGATTCTCAATAGGGATAGATGCTTGACGTACTGTTGTTGCTATGGCTGCGCCTGATGCTTGTTCAGGGTTGACATTCCCCAGTGTACTATCATTAATGCCTAACATTTCTTTGGTGTAGTTGATTGCCATTTCTATGACTTTGATAATCTCGCCACTCATAACCCCAGGGTTCAATTGCCCAACATAATTCATGATATTTTCACCAGGCATAGCACCATGCACACCGATGGCTCCGGCTATCATGTTTGTGATCCCTGAGATTTTATCAGCATTGTAGATACGTTTTGGGAATGCTGCGTTCATAAGATGATACATCACCATAGCGAATTGCCTATTGATATAGATTTGATTAGGGATTATATCGGTGCATAACGCCCTACCGTGGTATTGATTCTCTTGTTTCTCCCAACATAGCCCGGCTACCGGGTAATGAGATAAGCCAAGGTCAACATCTTTATACATATAGGCTGATTCTGTACATTTTGTGGCTAAGATTGTGTCTTTGTCAGGATCATAGGTATAGAGGATGAGGTATAAGGCCTTTCCATTGTCATCCGAATTGATCTCAATCTGTGACATTTCCCCTGCTTCATATTGAGTGTCGGTATCAGATTGGATTTGTTCTTCTTCCGATTTGTACCTTTTGAATTGCTTAGCCTCTCGCTTTAGACGCTTAACCGATTCTCTTCCTGTTATACCTACATAAGGTTGTGTGTCGGTTGAAATGATGGGGTTATTAGGATTGCCTAAAAAAGTGTTTGTTCCATTCACCAACTCAAACTCTATCTCTCCCTGTACTTCACCGAACATCCCACCATAGGGCTTTTTGTTCATGTTAAAGTATAGGTGTCCGTATATATCCCCCATCTGTGCAGACTTAAACAGCGCATCTCTTATCCTATTGTCCATCTTGAACTTTTCAAAGAGGTTGGAAATCTCCCCACCTGCTATGTCTGATGCGTGTTGTTGCTCTTGCATCTCTGGCGTTTGTTGAGATTCTTCCTCTGCATATTCAAGGGGCTCAAGGTTGATAGATGTCTTACTGCTAGTAATAGAAGCAACAAAGAAGGTTATAGCCCTCTTAATGATATTGAATACTGGCGTAGGCATTCCGTTTGACTCTACATTGCGCCACTGATTGCCATTGTACATTTCTATATTAAGGTTGACGCTCTCATTATAAGGGGGTTCTAGTGAGTTGTTGTACTTCCTGCCATCTAAAAGCTTTTGCCATTCGCTTAATCGTTCGCTCAATTATCCACCCTCCTTCCTAACGCTACATCATAATCATAGTTCATGACGTTCTCCACGCCCTTCATACGCCTTTGTAGCTCTCGTTCTTCCTGCTCTGTAAGTTTGTTCACTATGTCGGTTTTGCGTTGCCTACGACCTAGATAATAGGCTGTAGCGAGGCATAGCAAAAAACCCAGTGTTCCCACTGAGCCTATGAGGATATCCATTCTTTTCACCTACTTTTAAGACGTTTTATGTCCTCCCACGGTGGACTTTCAAGGTATTTAATCATGATTATCGCTCAATGCCTACTCCTGCAACAATTCCCAATGTAACACACTCCACTTGTGTAACATTCGCTACCACTGGAAGAACTCTTGAGGCATCTCTCTACCTAGATCATTGAGCATCTTATTAAGCTTTCCCTCCTTGCTCTCAGGATCAATTTCATTAGGCTTAGTCATTAGATTGTCCCTCATATAATTTCCTAACCCGGTTAAGGCATCTGCACCATCATCATGTTTGTTCTTGCCCATCTTCACATATGAGGTCAGTTGACGCATGAACTTATCATAATCGCTACCCGGTTCATAATCTTTGCGGAAATAGAAATACTCTTTGACATAACCTGCACACATTAATATACGAGTCTCTTTATTTGTTGTAGCGTTGCACGTTATGACAGAGCAATAGCTCTTACCCTTGATGAGTTTTGCCACATTACGAGAGTATTGATAGCCACCATTATTACTTTCTATCTGCATGAGTTGAGTTTTTGTATCTATGATCTGCTGTGCTACTAAAGGTTCTGTAATCTCTACACCGTCCTGCGAAAAGACAACATCAGTTATATAGGTATATTCATTAAACCTTCTACCAATAAGCGAACACAGGTAATCCTCGCCCTTATCGGCTGTATCCGTAAAGCCTATGATCCCATCAGGTTGCTTTGTTGCTATGTCCGTTAGTGTGAATCTGTTCAACTCTTCTATAGGATAGAGTAACCCTTTAGACTCAATAGGGTGCTGCATAAATTCAGCTTCCCAAATAAAGTCCTCTGTGATCTTCTTTAATGAGTGATATTCAGGCGTTGTCTTGATCTCAGAGCAGAAGGTTTCTCCATCCTCAGTAAGTGCCGATATGCTCAATACTTTCATATTAGGTTTATAGGCTTCACTGTCAGGGTCTGTGAGATGTCCTATAGGGTCCTTACGCGTCCACCTTGTTGCTATGTGTATCTCCGGGCATCCTGTTTCTAATCGTGACATATGGGTGGAGCCGTACCAATTCCATATATTATCAATGACGGTTTCGGATAGAGCTTCTTCAATGTTCTTCACCGGATCGTCAAGGATTGCAATAGTCTTACATCCAAAACCAGTAATAGGGCCGCCAACCCCTGCGCAAAAGTATGCAGGTTGAGTGTTATTATTAATCGTCCAGTTATCTATGGCACCCTTAGCAGTTATGCCAGGGAAAACCTTCTTATACTTAGGATCAGAGATGATACCATCTCGTATGTCCTTACTGAACTTCTCCGCTAGTTTGGCAGCATATGAATTACGCATAATAGAACCGTTAGTGTCCCTACCTAACATCCACGCACAGAAGAGAGAGGTTATATAGCTCTTTCCTGCCCTTGGGGGCATTGATACTGCCAGTTCTTTTACTTTACCTTCCGCAACCTCCTGAAAGGCATCAGCAATTAGCCTTAGATGAGGCTTACCGGGTGTGAAGAATGATGGGTCCATATATACGCAAAAATCATAAAAGCATTGTCTTGCTAATTCAATCTGTGCTTGCTCTGCTATTTCCTTGATTTGTTCATTAGTCAGCTTGTTTAAGTTTAGCAAGCTGTCTCAACTCCTCAACGGTTAAACCGGATAAATCTATTTTACTATCTGTTTGTATTGGCCCTCCACCTGATCCGCTAACCTCTGTCTTTTCAGTGAATAGCTTTAAGTGCTTCCCTAATAGCTCATATGCTTTTAGGGTATCTGATTCTCTTATCCCTTCTCTATCGGCAATTGCTTTGATCCCATTCAAGACATACTCAGCCGTGATACCTGTCTTGTTAGCCCTATCCTTCATAGCTTTTTCAATGGCTAGGTTCAGTTGAGGTTTTCTAAGGTTTTCATATCCAATAACCTCTGCTGTCTTAGGAGAGTAACCTGCACGAATGGCCGCTTGCGTAGCATTCAAGTCAATCATATATTCCTGTATAAATCTCTCCTGCTTTGCTGTTAGTGCCATTGTGATTACCTCCTAAATCAATCTCTTATTCCATAAAAATGCCTCGATTACTCTTCATCTGTCGATCAAAGACACCAAATACCTCACTATCTTCATATCTCCCCACAACCCCTTCTTCATCCCTACACCTATGCTCTTCTCTATCCCATTTAATGCAGGTTGCACAGTTCACCCTAGAGGTCGGGTCATTTATCCTCATAAACTCTCTGCACGTTCTTGTATCTGCCATTGTTCACACCTTCTTTATCATACTTCATTCTGATATTTCAAGATGCTCATTAATGATGTGACTTGCGTAGATATAGCCCTTAAAGAATCCCTTCCACTCGTGTACATAGCCTCTTTGAGATCACGATTATATTTAAGCTCAGCTGTATTGCCTCTCGCTATATCTCCTATTAGCGTTACGCTCATGCCCTCAGATTTCAGTTTAACTATCTCAATAGCTAACGCTCTTCTATAATCCCTCTCTGCCTCTGCATTTGCTTTAGCTAGGAGAAATAAAGCGTCAGCACCTTTACTTAGTCTTAGACTTGCTTGATGTATTTCTAGGGTAATGTCTGTTAGTTCCATATTTAACCTCAAAAATAATTTTAAATTATCTCTATTT